AATGATAGAGGTACACTAGCCATTTTTACTCTTTCTATAATTATGTAAAGGGTTTATGTGGAACATATTTTTAATTCTATTTGCTCTTGCTTCTGTTAACCATTTATTTATATTAAATAGATATACTGAAACATAAATTGTTGATCCAAATATGAATCCCCATTGCTTTGTTACTATAGCATACCATACCCATGCACATTCTGTAAAGATACCTACTGCGTATCCCCGCCAATTTTTGCGTCCAGTTAGATATATCCCAACAACACCTACTATTGATAGTGCCCATGATTGCCATTGTTGCATTTATGCCTCCTATATTATTATACCAAAAGGGACGGGACAATTAAATTCCCGTCCCCCAAGGTTGTATTATTTACTTGATTGCTGCAAACTTGTACTTCTTAGCTTGAGCATTGTACTTGGCAACTAGTGCAAGGAAAGCCTTGTTAGCTGCTGCAATATCAGCAGTGTGTGCTGCCTTCTCAAGTGTAAGTGCAGTTGTTGCTGCATCTGAAGCAGATTTTGCTGAAGCAAGATCAGCAGCGTGTGCTGACTTCTCTGCTGCAAGTGATGCTGCTGCAGCGGTTGCTGCTGTTGCTGCATCTGATGTAGCCTTTGCTGTTGCAGCATTTGCTGCTGCAAGCTGAGCTGTAAGCGATGCAACCTGTGCATTTAGTGCAGTAATTTGTGCACCAAGATCTGATACATTAAATGTTGCAATTGCAGACTTGACTGCTGTTGGAAGACCAATTGCTGTTGTAGCAATTGATGAATCAGTTGCTACTACTGTTACAGTACCTGATGCTACTGATGCAAGTGTTCCAGTTGCTGAGCCAAGAACTGTAACTGGTGTTACACCTGCTGCAGAAGTAACTGTAGAGGTTGTAAGTGTCTTTGTAATTGATGCATCAGAGAATGTTGCACCAATCAATGTTACAGAAATTGCTTCTGATGCTACTGGATTACCAAAAACGTCAGTTGCTGAAACTGAGAATGTTGGTGCAGTTCCAATTGCTGCTGATGAAGGAACTGAAACTGCAACATTTGCTGCAACTCCTGCTGTTCCCTTAACATAAACGATTGTTGAATATGAACCATTTGTAATGGTTACTGATCCAACAGTTGTGCTTGTTGTATAAGCATACACTGTTGCTGCAACACCTGTTGATGTTACAGAAATTGATGATACACCTGAAGCAGATGATACTGGTGCAAGGGTTGTATTAAGTGCTGAAACAAGCTTTACGCCTGATGCAACAAATGAAACAACTGTACCTGTGTCTGCTGTAGCAGCAAGTGCTACTGTGTTTGATGTATCAATTACGTTTGATACTGGTACTGCCACCGTTACTGGTGCTGCAGATGTTGTTGTGTTAGTTGCTCCAGCAACAGTTACAGCGAGTGGTGCTGCGTGTGCTGAAGTTGAAACGCCTACAATTGCAAGAGCTGCAGCGGTTGCAAGGGCGATCTTCTTTGTTACGTTCATTGTTTTCCTATCTAGTTAGTATCCCTGTACAGGATAATGATTGCTTATGCAACCAATTTTATTTTGTTTTACTTTGTTTTTGCTGTTTTACAACCTGAAATGGTCCAGATGTATAAATATCATTGTTAGCAGCAATTTCAAGAGCTTTCTCTATACTTGCTCCAGCGTACAACGCACCAATAGCGATTGGGGAACCACTTCCTACTCCGTATATGCCGTCGCTATTCAACAATACACTAAAGTCATTACCAATGTCAAATACTTCTCCATCAAATGCAAAAAGCATATTAAATCCAGATTCTTTATCTTGAGGATCTTCTTTCCAACCATTTTCTTCTAACGCTTCCCGCATGGCTGGAACAAACTTGGTAATCATAAACCTATAAAGATTTTCTCTTTCCTTAACAGTTGGAACTGGAGGAATGAATATATGTTGTAGGATATCACATGGTTGTGAGTCACCACTACCTGCAACAAACCACCCGTTATTTTTGGTAATCTTCTGCATAGTTAAGTGTTTATGCGGACGAGCACCGTCAGTAACTTGTGAGTCTGCTCCCATGGTAACATTGCCATTTTTACATACTGCAACAATAGTTGTCATTTTATCCCTAATTAGTTAGTTATTGGCATCTACGGTTGCTTTTGCATCCGCTGTGGTTACATACTTATTATACGCTAAAACCCAGTTTGTGGCAATAGCCTTTTGAGCATCAGCAAGTGTAATTTTTCCTGAACAAATCATGGTTTTTAGCTTAGTTTCAATAACATCTTTGCGATGTGCATTGTTTCCAGCATATGGCTCAGGCCATAGATTCTTTGGATCTGTTGGACTACCACCAAGTTGAAGAGAAATTAGATGATCTTCTTCATAATTTGCTGCTGCTGCACCAAAAGTGGCAACCTCTGATTTATAGGTTGAAGCCATCTGTGTAGCCTTTAACTTGTTTGTATATGAAACTGGTGGACGAACTGTTCCTGTCCAGTTGGCCTTACAAACATTATCTTTAATATTTGCTTGTGTAACATTAGGATTTAAAGCCCCTGGAGTTACTGTTGAATTTGGCAAAACCCAATCTGGTGTTGCTGCTGAAGCAGTACCCATAATAGTTGTTAAAGATAGCATTGTTGCTAAAATTAATTTACGCTGCATTGTTTTTTCCTAACTCGCTAAGAATAGCGTCTGATGTTTTTCCTGTTATTTTCTTTTGTATAGAACCTTTATTCATTTCAAAAATTTGCGGGATGCTTTGAATGCCGTAGTTATTTAGATACTTTTGATCAACCTTATCTACATCTACAACATAATACATGGTATCTTTATCCAATACCGCTGCCTTTGCATACTGTGGCTTTAATTGCTTACAAGGACCGCACCATTCTGCACTAAAATACACAATAGCGTTATCTTGATCTATAATTTCTTCCATGTCATTGCTAATCTTTAACATTAAACTTCTCCTTTATGCTATCAGTTCTTCGGCATCAATTGTTCTGCCTACGTAACGACGCTTGATAATATAATCTCTAACTGATTCAGCACCCTTTTGTCTACCACACAAAATGATGACCCATCTAGGCTCAAATTTAGAGTCTAGACAGAGTTGACACATAAATAATGTCACTCCATCCATTATATCTGACTTTTTAGGTTGAAGCTCGTTTTTTTGCTTTCCGCATGAATAACACAGCATTATAAATCTTCTTCCGTTTCTTCTATATATCCAATACCAATTTCATCTACCACAATAAACTCATCATTAGGGATCTCTACTTTATAACCAATACCATTTTCATAGTATTCAATTAAAGATGCCCAAGCCCCGTGACTTATTACAGTACCATAGATTTGTTCGTCTGGTATATAAACATAAGTTATAGTATTTTCAGGATTGTCTTCGTTGTTTTCTTGCTTGCTCATCAGTATATTTCATCCCTTCTATTTCACATGGTGTTCCATAAGATTGAATTAATTTTCTAACCATCAACAAATATTCCATTACTTGCATTCGCTGACTTTCATTATACTCCATGATATTACTTTCATACACAGTTAATGCAAGATAGTTTGGTCTTGCTCTTACATCTAAAACTAAATTTCTTACAGGTGGTTTTAATCCCCGTATCTTTTTAGCCATCTCAACCGTGTATTTTATTGCCATGAAGTTTCTTTAACTCTTTCCATATTTTAGGACTTTTGTGTGAATTATTTTGTTTATCTGTTCTTCCAAGGTCCATAAAAATTCCGCCCCAAACACCTTTTTCTTTGTTTGCAACGCCTTCCATGTGACATTGTTTTACAACAGGACAATGTAAACATACTTGATCAACTTGTTTTGCCAACTCTTTATCTGATTCATAATTATCATAAAACCAATTAATCATCATATTTTTGCAAGCAGCAAGATGATACCACTTTACATCTTGTTCGTCTAAACCAATTTGATTAAATAAACTTGGCATATTTATCACTTAGATTCCACATGCCAGAGGAATTAACTTCGTATCTTGAGGAATATCCCCATTGATTGTTACGAAACATACCGTTTTTTTGCATGTAACCATTTGAGCCTGGAGTCCATTTTACAATGGTGTATCCATCCCAAAAAAATCCGTTCTTTTTATTTTTTTCCACAAACTTGTGGGCTTCATCATAATTAAATGAAAGCTTAGGCATTAAAGATTACTCTCTTTTCCAAATAAACTGCGCCAGTTAATAAAGTAGTACTTACTTCCTGAAGCATCTGTTACTTCAGTGGCATTGTTTTCATTATAGATTACTACATCCCCTATTGTCAAGGGAATTTCATGCTTATTACCAACATTGTCATAGTCCCCTGGACCAACTGCAACTACCTTGCCTCTAGCAAGTTCTGTATCAAGAACAGATGCTGCTAAAACTAAACCTGAATTTGTTTTACGCTCAGATTGTTCAATTTTTTCTATTAAAATTAAACTGCCTAATGGCTCTACGTTTGTCATTTATTTCCTTTATTATTAGTTGTGGTTATATACTATTGTATCAGTATAGATACGCTTATGTCAAGCGTATTTTAGTTTTTTATATCCCTAAATGGAACACCATATGATTGTAGCAATGCTAGACATTGTTTATTTCGTGAAGATTCTCCAAAAATTAATGCAAAGTCTGGATTACTTTCAATTAAAGTAACATTTGAAAATGATGATTTATCTCTAACTAATTCTTCTTTAATCCTATAACCTTTTTGTCTAAGGAACTTCTCTGTTTTACCTATGTATTCTGTAATCATATTTTCAGCACCCCGCAAACCTGTATGTATAAAGATATACTCTTTATCATCAGGATAATAATGCTTACGATCATCTATAAGGACTGTAACTTGACGTATTAATTCGTTATAGTCAGTCCAATCCTTAGAACCAAATACTAGTACTCTCATTTATTCCTCTCCTAAAACACAGAAGAACGGTTTCCCGTCCTTCTGTACAATATATACGTATATATTTAATTACTTGATTGGCGCAAATGCTCCGCCCCAAAGGGACTTCTTCATTTCTGCTTTCTCGTCTGCTGCAGTTTCCTTAGCGGCTTCTGCTGCAGTTTCCTTCTCGTCTACTGCCTTGCCCATGCAATCGCATAAGTCCATTGACTTTCCGCAATCTGAACATGTTGAAGCTTTTGTAATTTCTTCAGCCTTTGCTACTGGAAGTGCTTGACCGCATTCCTTACAAGTTGCTGCCTTTTCAATTCCTTCTTCTGTTGGATTATTCATCTCGTTTTGACGTGATGGTGCAACTGATGAAGTAGCTGAGCTAGGAATTGTTTCCTGATTAGGAACAACTGATTCGCTGTTAGGTGCATCTGAAACTGAAGTTGCTCCGTCTGTTGGACGAGTACCTTGTGAAACAAGATGATCTCCTCCTGCTGTTGGGAATGACTTTGTTACTGCGATGTCTCCCTTTGGATCTGGCTCTGTTGTGTTTGACACTATTGTATTACCTCCTGTCTGAGTATTTGTATTTGTATTGTAATTCTGTCTTACATAATTTTCAACGCTTCTTTCGTCACGTTCTTCATTTGCTGAAGATGAAGTTCCAATTGCTTTAATTAGATTTTTAATATCTTCAAAAAACTTTTTTACTTTCCAATCTTCTGGAAGTGCAGATTCAGCTTTTAATGCTTTTGCTCTTCTTATTATATGAGCCTTTGCTTCTGCTGGATTTTTTGCACGTCCAATTGATTGAATAGCATTATGTAAATCTTTTACATTTTCAATGGGAAAAGACCCATCTGGAAGAGCATGACCTTTGTCTGCTAATTCTTGACGCTTTTCTTGTGAAAATTCTTTTTTCTCTAATTCCATTACTTAGACCCTGCCTCAGTTGTTGTAATATTTCCTCCAGCATACTGTGGGGTTGTCATTGAAACATCTGATCCAGAAAATGCTCCTGATGTAGATGCCTTTGCAGGGTTATTTACACCAAGATTTGTTACTGAAGGTGTTGTTTGACCTCCGTCTGGTCCTGCTTGCTCAGCAACGTGTACTGGGCTTGTTGGCTGCTCTGTTCCGCTGCCTGCTACTTGTTGGTTGTTATCCATTTATTTAATCACCACCTTATTGTCTAATTATACCCTAGAAGCCAAAATCTTCAGAATTGCCCATATCAAAGCCATTTTCCTCAAGGATTCTTTTGCCCTCTTCTGAAACGGTCATATGTGCATTTAATTCTTCATCATAAGATACTTCTAAAAGATCCTTTTGATATAAATCAAGTAAAATGTTGTCCATATCATCAACTAAAACTTGATGTAATTCAGGCATTACTTCTTCTAATATCTCCATGTCAAACCTATAAACTGGTTCACCATATTCGTCAATACCCTCAATTATTGCAGCACCTTCTGAAATAAGATAATCCATTAATTCTTTATGCTCTTCATTAAAAGGATCGTAATTCATTTTTACTGCTTAAGATGTATAAGCTGGACGACCAAAGCCTACAACGGTTGCCCATTTGCCTGCTTTATTTCCAACCTTGTAGCCACGAATGTTAGAAGCAACTTCTCCACCGTTATCAGGACTTCCTGATGGCTTGTGATCTGGTGAAGTATTTCCTTCTACAGTTGTAATTGTTCCATCTCCATTATTATGAAGAACTACGCCAACATGTTGAACTGGACTTGTTGGTAATGCGTGTGGAATAAACGAGAAGAAAATTAAATCTCCTGGCTGTGGGGTTCCAGTTGCTGGATCAATTATTGAATGTGTTGCTTCAAAAGCTGCGTATCCTGCTGGTGTATAAACAACATCTGGAATTGTTACACCTGAATTTTTAGCACACCACATCATGAAAGATCCGCACCATGGTTGAAAATCGTGTCCTGTAAACTTTCCGTAATCAGTTTCGTTATCTTTTGGACCTTCTACTACACCAACTTGAGACATTGCTACCTCAAGAAAACGTGCTGCTGATCCTGGCTTATTTGCTCCCACTGCTGGGACTGGCTTTGCTGACATTATATTCTCCTTAAATTAGTGACTAGATACTTCCTCTATACTTATTATACACTCTATTACTTTAGAGCCCCAGCTAAATTAAGCGTAGGCACATTCTTTACATAAATATTTTTAGAAAAAGTCTCTGTATTTTGAATAAGAACGTATTCTTGACTATATGTTAGTGTTGGCTTTGCTTGCTTTATTGCTATCCAAGATGCTGCAAATACCTGCGCTGCCAATGAAGTACCCACTGATTGAATCTTTGAAGTACCTCCATTTGATACAGTCATTGTACCCATGGCATCAAAATCAAGGTCTTTCCCTGCATTACTATAAAGGGCATGACCATAAGCATCAATTGAACCTACAGCAATAATTGGTGTTAAACACGCTGGAAAAGAAACATGAACATAGTCATAATTATTTCCTGCTGCAGAAATTACTGGAATACCGCTTAAATTAAGAGTATTTACCAATGATGTAATTGAATCATTAGTTGGACATGAAGTTGTTACCTGACGTGCTGCACTCCAAACAACTGCTCCCACATTTAACTTAACCTTATTTGTATTAATCCAATTTAACATATTAACAAAATCAGAATCAACTGGTGAATTAAGATAACCATTGCTAATACCATAAGCACGAATATAAATAAACTTAGTATTAGGATTTGTTAAAATTGATGCAGATAGCATTTGTGTTCCATGTGTTGCATCTTTTGCTGTAAGTTGTGCAGGTGCTAATACTGCTGATCCCGTTCCTTCTTGAAAAGACTTACCATTTGGACAAAGATTGTTGGTAAAACAAGCTTCATAAATAATTTTTCCAGCAAACTGTGCTACTGAAGAATCATAACCTGTATCAATAATTACAATATTTGTATTTGATGTATCAGCATGTGCAGATACTGGCACTAAACTTGTTGCAATAATTACTGCTAGGATTAACTTTTTCATTTTATTCTTTCTGTTAGTAGTTGTCTTGCGTACCCCTAGAGAGATTCGAACTCCCGTCCAACGGGTAGAAACCGTATGCTCATCCACTGAGCTATAGGGGCGTGTCCCCAGTTGGAATTGAACCAACGACCCACAGATTAAAAGTCTGTTGCTACTACCTTCTGAGCTATAGGGACAAACACAAGAGGCCCTATTACTAGTGCCCCTTATCAAGTTATATTTGTATTCTATACTACTTTAAAGTTTCTGTCAATTGCCATTGCCAAAATGCATGTTTATCTTGACGATCTGCTAAGAAGTTAGCAATACCATTTTCTTTATCTTCTGTTGCAATATCAAATGCATCTTTTAACTTATCAATAATCTGTAGATTTGTCTTACTTAATTCAGCAAACATTTGTTCTGCAGTTAAATCTAGCGAGTCATTAACTCTTAATGCACTATTTTGCTGTAATTGCTCTAAACCAAATGGAGCTTTTGCACCAATCTTACGTAGATTTTCGGCATATGCATCAATTGAATCAAATACGTCTTCGTAAATTTCTAATAAAAATGCATGGTCTTGTTTAAATGTGCGACCTTCAATATTCCAATGATAACCGTGAGATTGTGCATAAATCTTCATAGCCATTGATTGTAATTCTTTTAATGCTGCCTCTAACTTTGTCATATAATATCCTTAAGTATTTCTTCATCTGATCTGTGTGGATCATTATCAGTATAAAGTGCTTTAATTGTTTTTTTATTTTCTGTTCTTTGTGCCATTTCGCCCATACCAATCATAAACATAACTGAAGGTATTAATATGTCCATAAGCTGACCAGAAAAATATTGATGTCCCCACAAAATTAATGCAGAAGTATATCCTGAAACTCTCGCAGGGTATCTTTTAGTATATGTTGATATCTTGTTCCACATATAACTAATTATACATTGTTTTTATGGTTTAGCGTAGCCAGTCTTTTTTTTGTTCATAGATCCTGGAACTTTACCGCCTGGACCCTTATGATTCTTAATGCGAATTTCTAATGCTTTCTTAATTTTATCTGTATTGCTTGGCATTTTTATCCTTTGTTTAGAGCAGGCTCCCATAATGGGAGCCTGCATACATATTATATCTTACTTGATCTTGATTTGTCTAGGCTTTGCTTCGTCTGGAATGTCCCGTTCAATCTTAACAGTTAACATTCCATTATCAAGTGAAGCAGACTTAACGATCATATACTCTCCAAGAGTAAATGTTTGTGTGAAATTACGTCCAGCAATTCCCTTATGTAGATAATCTGACTTATCTTCATTTTCACGTTCACTCTTGATAATTAATGTATCTTTATCTACTGTTACATTAATATCTTCACGATTATATCCAGCAACTGCAAGTTCAACTACATAGTTGTCCTCATCAATCTTCTTAACATTATAAGGCGGGAATGAAGAAGTTGCTACCTTATTAGTATTCCATCTTGCAAATTGATCATGGAATCCCAAAAATAATGGGTCATTAAACCATGCTTCAATTGTTGCAAATGGATTATATTGTGTTGGTTGTTTTGTTTTATTCATATGGTTTTCATATTGATCCCAGCCATATGTATTTTTTAGATGTGTCATTTTACTTAGCTCCTTTTCAGCAAGTTAGTTAGATTTTTAAACCCCCGAAGGCAGTTCATGTATATTATATCAAATCTTTTTGATTGGGGCAAATGATCCACCCCATGATATATCTTTGTTTATAAGTTGATATGGTATTGCTGCTAAACGACATACGCCATTATCTTCAATTGGATAATGATTTTTTTCTACAATCTTACAATCCCCGTTGCCTAAATAAAAAGCACAATTTTTGCAAGCAACACCTATTGAAAGCTTTTCATTTTGTGCTGCTGGTATATATCCTACCCAAACTTGGTTGTCATCATCAAATTTACCATGACGTTTTGCAACAGTAATTAATGCTTGATAATAATCTTTTTCTTCGCCATAAAGATCATTTGGTGAAACTGTCATGAGTTGCTCCTACCTTTTGGACTAGAAGAATTCCCATATCCTACTGATGGTTGACCATCTTTTTGTGGAGGAGTATTATAAGTTGACATCCATGCTGGTTGAACTGCTTGATTTCCAAATACTGGAGCAAATGATCCATTCCAACTAACCAATGATCCTATACCTTCTTGATTATCTTGTTGTGTTTGATCTGATTTAATTACTGGTTCATTAACTGCAATTGCTTTCATTGCTTCTTCAGCATGCTCTTTAGTTGTATAACAACCAATTACTTGTCCAGTTCCCGCCTTTGTAATGGCATAACCACCCTGACAATCTGGAACATTGTATTCAAGCTTAAAGCCTACACCACCATCAATGCGTCCAGCACCTGCTGATTCTTTTTTAAATAACATTTTTATTTATTTTTCTTTTGAACTGGTGAGAAAGCACCATTCCAAATTTCTTTTTCAATTTTCTTTTCTCTTTCAACAATTGCACGAGACCAAGCAAATCCTGCGTCTCCACCCCATGCATACCACATCACTTTACCATGCGATGGCTTATCCCAATCTTTACCTTGCTTATCAACTTCGTGACGAGAGAAGAAAGAATACATTCTCTTAACTGTATCAAGAGACATTGATCTACCTGCAACTATATCGCTTGCACGTCCCCAGCCCACAGCAGTTCCTGCACCATTTGCTTTTCCATCTTCTTTCCACTTTAAAGCTTTACGTGCTGCAGATTTCATTCCTGCATTTGGCTGATACCCTCCATCAGATTTTTTGACGGGAATGCAATTTGGAACTGTTCTTCCACCCTGTTCTTTAGTACCAGCATATTGATATCCATCCCAGCAAGGTCCTTGACCTTTATCTAAGCAAGACATGCATTTTTCTGTATCTGAGATATAGTGATGATCATTTCCTAAATCATCGCATCCACATGTCATACACTTTTTAGTTGCTTCTGGTTCATTAGCATATAAAGCAGACATTTGTGCTTGTGCTTGCTTTTTAGATTCATGTGTTCCTGCAACATGTCCAGTATTTTGTGCTACTACTGAAAACTTATTTCCGTGTTGTACAATCTTGTATGGCATTTATATCTCCTAAAAAATTAATATAGATATATTATAACATTATTTGCTCCCTGACCTGGATTCGAACCAAGATACCAGCCTCCAAAGGGCCGTGTCCTACCGTTAGACGATCTGGGAATGTGAGCGGATGATCAGAATCGAACTGACCCCTTCTGCTTGGAAGGCAGAGGCACTACCAATATGCAACATCCGCAAGGGGTTATACACGGATTTCCAGCACTGAATGGCTGCCCTGTCTCACCAGACTCTTACATCGGGTGTACATTATATGTAACTATAACATCCCAAGGTGTGCCGTGTATAACCTTGTACCCCAAGTTGGATTCGAACCAACGCTGTATGGATTTTAAGTCCACTATCTCTACCACTGGATTACTGGGGCTTGGCGGTTCTAACGAGAATTGAACTCGTGCTACTGCAGTGACAGTGCAGTGTCATAACCACTTGACCATAGAACCTTAGTAGAGAGATTCGGACTTGAACCGAAACAGACCGTGTTATGAGCACGGGGCACTAACCAATTATGCTATCTCTCCGTAGTCCAAGTAGGATTTGAACCTACACTCGTTAGTATATAAGACTAATGCTTTAACCAGATTAAGCTATTGGACCCTGAATTAATTTTCAGATCCTATAAGCTTGTTTTGTATTAGTTTGTCTCTCTCATCAATTGTTTCGTATGCAAAGTTTGCTAGAGCAGCTTCATTTTGATTATAATGGTGTCCGCAGAACATTAGTTCTCCCGTCACTCCTTTGACAAGAACAAGTGCTTCAGCAGAGCATTGATCGCAACGATCTATTGGTCCTAGTACATATTCTTTTTTTGGTACTACTTCTTCTACTTCTTGATCAATTGTCATATTCATTATTATACTCTCTCTAGTTGTCGGTTAATAATTTGCTGGCCTGGTAGGTCTCGATCCTACGAACTTTCGATTAACAGTCGAACGCTGTACCAACTCAGCTACAGGCCATTGTCAAATATTATTCTACCTTACCAAATGGATTTTTGTCAATCATCTTTAAAAGATCTTCAGGACTATTAATCATTCTACGTTGTGCTTCATATTTTCCAAGTTCTACAACTTCTTCTGCAATTGTATGCATCATATCATACAATCCCGCTGCATATCTTTTATCTCTTGGATCTGCGTGTTTAATTTCTTTTCTCATGTTAACTGAAGATTGTGTAAAATATTCACACAATGAAGTTAAACTAATGTAGATATCTTCTTCATCTTCAATTGTTTTAATTGTTCCATTTGCTAACATCTATTATCCTTTGTTTGTTGTTGTAGGTGTCAGTCTACTATAATACCCTAAAGCTGTCAACTTTAAATTCTGCATCATCTTCATCATCATCTATTCCTAGGTACTCCCGCAAATTTGCAGGCATTTCTGGTTTATCTGGCATGCGAATAGTTTTACTATTATTTAATCTATCTTCTGATTCTTTTCTTAATTGCTCAAGTTCTGTAGAGAATACACCAGAATAAGTATAGATCTCAACCTCCTTATCAGAGTCTGGAGGAGTTAATGATATAGCATTATACACTGCACCACAGACAGCATCTGAAAGGTCCTTAGAGCCTTTTCTAGGGTGATCTACTCTGTCCTTCATGATTCTTAACTGAAGTAATTCATCAATCAACAATTGAATATGTGGACCATATAATCTTTCTTCAGTTAAACATAAAGAAAGATCTTCATAGTGTTTTTTTGCTACTGAAAGAAGTTCACTGTTAATACCATTTGCTTTTAACTGCTGCATCATATCGTGAGAATTCCAGCGGTCAAATGTAACAACTTTTAAATTAAATCCTCTTGCACGTAGAGATAAAATATAATCTTTAACTTCTGTAAAGTCAACAGATTTAGATGCTGTTGGTGTCCAATATCTTACCGCATCTACAATAACTCTAGGTGCTGCTTCTTTATACTGTTCTCCAATTTTCATAGTAACCCATCCCTGAACATGACTAAGTGCTACAGCACAATGGTCATGCTTTTGAGCTAAGTCAACGTGAACATAATATGTTTTTTCTGGATCTGGTTGAAATGAATCTGCAAATCTTCCATAACTATCAACGTTTAAGTTTGGATTACTAAAAGCTTTTTCAATAACTGCACGGTTTTTAAAGAACGCATCAGTTGCATCTGGAGGCATACATGCAAAACGAGAAAGAGCATCTGTTGGATCTGTATAAAAATCTGGAGTAAAATCTTCAATTTTTCTTGTTGGATTGATATCCCAAGTTGGTCTTTTTAATGCAAACATCTTTGGCATTTTATACGAAATAATATGATCTTCTTCCCATTCAATTTCAAATTCATTTCCTTCTGTGCCATCTGGCAAATCTGGATCTACTTTAAACTTATGATGTCTAAGTATAGTTTCTTTTTCTGCAATTGCTTCATTATATTTTTGTTGAATATAATCATTTTTAAAGCGTGGGAATGAAAGTAAAATTACCTTACCAAAATCTGGGAAACGAGAGTTTACTGATGCACGATACATCTTATATATTGCTGATGCTGTTTTAGCTTGATCATGTCCAGTTGTTGATTCCAATTCAAATCCCGAGATTTCATCAAGGATAATTACAAGAACGTTATATCCTTCCCAAGCTTCTCTTTCTGAGTGACCTGAGTGAACTGTTACTGATTTATCAAACTCAACCATATTTGCTTTAGCAATATATTTTCCTTGAAACCAAGGGGATTTTTCAATGCGTTGATTAAAACCTTTAAAGAAAACTCTATTAGCTTGAACAGCATTAATAGCAATATTAATAATATCAATTGCATCACCTGGTGGTTTTCCATAATATCTTGCTGGATCAGAAAGGCATAGTAATAAATGCACCATGTAAGCACAAGCAATTGTAGATGTATAGTCTTTTCCAGATCCCTTGCCAAGTTGCAATATAACTTCAGAACAAGTTTGCTTAAATATTTTTTCGCCTTCATCATAACCATATATTTTATGAAGTGTTTCACGCTTATAAATTTGCGTAGATGCTTTAATCATTGTATATTGATAATCAGATAATGGTGGTAGTCCTAAGTAATCTTTACTCGTTACAAACTCTTCAAGAGGTGCTGGTTTTTCTGAAAACTCATCACCTTCAAGTGCATCTATAAAAGCACTAAAATCAGTCATTGATTACTACAGCCTCAACTTGTCCTGTTACTTCTGACAGTCTTTTTGAAACTTCCCATTTACAATGATCACAGTTTGCCGTAACATCTTTTAATATACCGACAAGAATATCTTGTTTTCTTTCTGATTCTAGTATCTGATCAGCCATTGAATTATCTTCAAGAACTCCCGCTTTGTTAAGCATATCAATTCTTTTAGATTCAATATCAGCAATAAGCTTTAATGCAGCATTTTTAGTATTAAGTTCTGAAGCAACTCCAGCTTCATTTACAACATCCCATGCTTCTTTAATAAGCATATTGTAATGTTCATCTGCACCCGCAAGAGCTTCTTTGGCACGTTCACGTATTGCTGTATTGTCATGGACAAAACCTTTCCAAGCATCAATATAGTTATCAACTTGAACTCGTGTTAATCCTAATGATTTAGAAATTTGTGAAGGAGAATTTCCTTTAAGTAGTTCTTCAACCACTTTATTCATTTGATCAAACTTTCCTGCAACTTCTAACTGATTATCCATTGTCTGTTTTATAAAACCCTGATCCTTTGAATTGAATGCCAAAAGGTGTGTAGTACCTTACCATTATTGATTCACACTCTTCGCACTTGTAAAAACCTTCTTCATCTGTAATTGAACGGGTAACTTCAAGAATTGCATGATCTTCATCATCTACGCATCTATATACATATGTTGGCATATTTAATTATACTCCTTTATTACCTTCTTTGTCAAGGGCAATTTTAAGTAAGATTAAATAACCAATCAAATCATCAATATCATTGTCTCCCGCAAAACCCTGATTGTTTTTTACCCTATTTAACTTATCGTCAATTCTAACCTTCAGCTGCTCAACATTATCAGACTGAGCAAATATTCTGTTAGGGGATAAGGCTGAATCTCCATAAGATATATTTTTCTTAATCAACATTTCTGCAATGTCTAGGCATTTTGTAAGAATTGTTTGTCCAGATGGTGATGAAGTTGAAATTAATTGAAGATCTGTTACCCAAGATTGATATGAATCTCTATTTGGATAATCTGACATTATAGTTCCTCTCTATATAACATTTTAAGTCCATCAACTGTACCTATGTCTAAGTACTTACCTTTACATACTACAGCTTTTACGTCTTTCCCGTCCTCTATCCAATCATTTATTTGCACTCCTGGATTTGGAAGCTCTTCATTTACATAAACATTTTGTAAAGCCATTGCACCCCACATATATGGATAAGGACAATTTTTTATTTTATCTTTTACATCAATCATTGTGCCATTATTTTCAAACAATATCTGTCCTACTCTTCCCATAATATCTGGGTGACATTCAAATGCAGCAAGAGTTACATCTGCATCTGATTTTGCAAGTTGTTTGTAAAATTCGCCATTAGATCCTGGCATATATGTATCTGGCATTCCAATAATATACTTACTATCTTGATGAGACATCATTTTTAAAACTGCATCAGACATTGTAGAGGGTTCAATTTCATATAACATTACTTCAGAAGGTAAATCCATTTGATTTACAATTGGCATCCAAGTTGATCTGGTTGATATTTTTACTATATCACAAACTTTAAGCATTTGTTCTACATGCCATTGTAATATATTTTGTTTGTCAGTTAATGGTAAGCAAAACTTTGGTATACCGCCTAGCCTTGAAGCACTACCTGATGCTGGCAGTAATCCTATTACCGCAGCCATTCTTGAGACCTCCTACGATCAATATTCCATACACCATTAATACTAAAGTTTTGATCTTTCTTTTGTTGAAAATATGCTTCATTAACAACAAATGTTTCATTGTTTCTTTTCTTTAATGTTTCATCACTATTAATTGTTTGTGAAGCTCCTTGTGGAACATTTACTTCAATAATACCATCTACATAATTATCTTTAATTTTTGATCTCATCATTCTTTCGTAATAATCATTGTCTTCGAAATAAATTGGATAAAAAAATTCGTCAAACAAACCAACTTCTCTTACTACATCTTCACCTATTGAAAAACAACTCCAAGCTTCTGTTGTCATAACAAGCTTGCCTTTACCGCTTGCTGCATTAAGCTTTTCAAGTGATCCTGGAATCCAGTGTGTATCCGCTGAAGAATAGATCCAATATTCTTGATGTGGGTATAATTTAATTCCAAGATTCCAAGAACCAGACATTCCTAAGTTAGACGGGAGATTAAGAACTCTAACATTAAGATCTGTTCTCTTTGGAACATAATTTTCTTTACCATTATTAATAATTAATATCTCACCAATAGGGTAATCAATTGTTTCAAGATTTTGATCTAGTAGATCGTATCTATTTAATACTGGTATGATTAATACTGGAATCACTTCTTTACCCACTTTCTAGGTTGCTTAATTAAACCAAAACGCTCTAACGCTCTTTGTATGGTCATATGAGAACACTTTGCCTCCATTGCCATATCTAATATGCTTTTCTTTTCAGTAACATATCTTTTTACAACCCAGTCTTTGTTTTCCCAAAGTTTTGTACTTTTAGCCATTTATTTTCTCCCTATATAATTTCATTTACTGCATACCAAGCTATTCCCGCTGCATCAGCGACATTATCACTTTGAACTTTAACGCCCAAATTTCCCACAAAGTCAATTGTCCTTTGCTTTCTAATCTCTCTAATCTTTCCTTTGTACCAGTTTTCTGATTTTCCTGGAAACTCATCTTTCACCGCCTGCTTTTCAGCTTTTGTAAAGTTTTTATTACCTAAGTATGACTGCCATGTTATTGGATGTATTTCTTTAACCTCTACCCCATTACTAAGCAACTCTCCCATTATAGCACCAAATACGTATGCCATTTTTATTCCTGTGTGTACGCTTTTTACAGATATAGCAGCCTCAATTACTATAAAATCTGTATCAAGTTCACGCTTAAAAGATCTAATTTTGTTCTTGGCATCCAATATTCTTTCATAAACATCTGCACCCTCAAAGGTTATCTCACCCCATTTTACTGGAGTTTTACCTTTCATCAAGCAAAATGCAAGACTATTTGTACTTGCATCTATACCCAACACCTTGTTTGATTTAGGTTTTGCAAGTTTAGCCAGAGACACGTTTTACCATTTCTATAAGTTCTTTCTTTTTTGCAGATTCTTTTGCTGCTTTACATTTAGAACAAATCATATCTTCATTATATCTACTTAAAGATGTACCACAATTTTTTGTTTTACATATTCTTTTTTTACCCGCAAGCCTTGCTTTCTTATCATAATACTGCTCTTTTAATTTTTGATTAGTTGCAATTCGACAGCATTCATCAGAACAATATTTTTGATTATGAGTTTTAGGAGTAAATTCATTATCGCACTGATCGTATGCACATATCATTTTTCTAATACCAAAGCCTCTATGTCAACTTCACCAAGATCTTTTTTATCTTCCCAGCAAATTTTTTTAACTGGACAACCTTTGCATGCCCAAGTAGATTTGGTAAACTTTCTTTCTGGAAGAGTTCCTGCTTCATATGCTGCGTAAACTTTACGCATCCAATCCCAAACACCATCTACAAGCTTAGTGTTTTTTTCATCCATGTTTATTGGAATAATTAAAAAGCTATTATCATTTTTATTTTCATAAAAGAAAAATCCTTGTTGTGCTCCACGTATTTTCATGTATGTTAACAATTGAATTTTGTGATATGGCAGGCCTTGCATCTCTGCTTGTCTGATAGCAAAGATTTCCTCTTTAGCGGATTTAATTTCTCCTATTACTTCTTTACCGTTCCATTCAATAAAAGTGTCTGCAAATCCTCTAATCGGCGGATCATCATTGGTAACTTCTGTTTCATTTGCTTTAAAGACTGGCGTTTTAGCCATGACTTTCTGAATGCGATCATGAACATACGTACCATTATCCATATTAACGACACCCATAGCATCGGTTTCATTTTCAAATTCAGCACCAGTAAAAGCAATGAACCAATATCTAGGGCAGTTACCATTACCATAACCAACAGTACTAGGACTAAAAGTTTTCTTTTGTGTAAATTCGTTTGGTCTTTTGCCACTTAATACAGCCTCCTCGTACATTTGTGCAAATTTAATTGGATCAAAACCATCTGGATTTGAAATTTTTTGAAATTTTAAATTAGCTATTAAATCTCTTGCCATTTACTTTACACCTATTCTATTGCCACAAACTTTACACATAATATATGTTTTACCAGTAAATGGACATGAAACATCTTCTGTTTCATGTTTGTGAAAAAATCTTTTAAATATATTCATTATGCACCATATCTTGCAGAATATTTTAAAGCATCTACTAATCTATTAATTGCTTCTTCTGCTGTGTAATATACATTCTTCTTCTTGCTATTTTCCCCGCCTTTTTCAAAGGTAGTATAGTAGCGTGACATTATGGCAAACTTTGCAGCTAAAGCCTGCATTTTAATAATAAGATCGGGGGCTTTAGAAGATGGAACATCTGGCTTAACAATAAGCTTAATAATCAAATCAAGAGCATAGTCAAGATCTTTATCATTCATATACTCTTTAATATCATTAAACTCTGTAAGTTCACTAATCAAATCTATAGTTGCTTTTTCAGTCAAGTTCATTCACCCTTACACAAAAAATACATGGATCTCCGCCTTCTTCCCACTCTTTTTGCTCATCGTCAGTTAATGGGCCACCATCATGGGTATTACAAAATACATCACTAATCCAACCTTTTTCATAACCAAATTTCATCCATTCATTAAATTCCATTATGCTCCTCCCAACATTCAACCATTTGCTCAAACAACGCCCATTCAATTACTGCAAGTCTGGTCTTTTGACCTTCTTCTCCTAGAATTAATTTAAGAACTGGATATTTATCCCTGCTAACCTTAAAAGTATCCGTGCAAATCTTCGCCCATATTTCCTTATTAATGGAAATTGACTTTGAGTACTCTTTATAATCAACGACAAAATCATGCCACTGAGCATCACCTTTTTGATAATCTCCACGTCCAGAATTTTTTTGAGCTTTTGCTCCATCACGTTTTACTTCCCCACGTTCGCTCATATAACCACACTTGAATCATGACCATTTACACAAGTCCACTTAACCCTATTATGCATTCTATCAAGAAAAGCTTCTGTTGTAATATCGTTGCATTCTGAATTTTGACAAGCAAAAGAGCCATCTACTGGATCTAAAAACTCTTCTATTTTATTTTTATTAAGGAAATCTTCAAGATTTGTCATAAATTTGCTCCTGCAACTTTAAAGCAATATCTGGATTACTTCTAACATAGTCTACAACTTTTGCTCTACCTTGGAATCTTTCTTCTCCTACTGTATACCATGCGCCACCTTTTTGAATTATACCCATCATTTCGGCAACGTCAACAATTTCACCTGTTGAATCTACGCCAACATGTTCACCTTGGTAGTAAAAGTCATATTGTCCTGAGAGATTTGGCGGTCCGAGTTTATTGTAATCAATAATCCAATTGACGGGTCTTCCGACTCTTTGTTCAATGATTTTATCG